CTTAAAAACTATATTGAGATGTTTCTTAAAAAGTTGGCACACGGAAAAGTTGTTATAAAAGACTGATGTAGTATTGCTACTAATGATAAGTATAACAAACGAAAAATTTACGATTATGAAAAACGGATTTATAGAACAAACAGCAAATGATTACGATATGCCTTATAGTGAGGTAGAATGGATTTATAACAAGTGGAATGATAAAGGACTCTTCTATGAAAAACTAGAGGATTATATCAAAGAACGAGCTAAGTAAATTTTATGTTTTGTTATACATTGTTGTATGGCAAAGCGTACCGTTTTAATGGCATACAACATGTGATATCCATACTTACAAAATATAACTAATTAAAATAAACAAATGAAAAAACTAACAACATTATTACTGCTAATTTCTATGTCAGCAATAGCGCAAATAGAAATCTCAGTATTTCAAAATTTAGACCTCAATAGAACGGATATTATTACTTCAGTTAAAATATACAACTCAGGAAAAAGACCAGATAATTGGAGTAAACAAATATATGCTTTCCCATTATTTGAATATGCAGACTTTTCAGACGGTAAGTATCTACGATATTCCGCAGGAATAGGATATGAATTTCTACACAATAATAGAGCAACGTTATCACCATCTTTTGATTATGGTATTGTGAATAAAGTCTATAATGACACCGCTGATATAAGTATGGGGTCTTTCCAAGCAGGGTTAGATATATCTTATAAGATACTTCCTAATTTTAAAATAAGTGCTTTGTGGGTAGTTACAGAAAACCCTACAAAGATTGATACTAATTTCTTTATAGGACTTCAGTATATATTTTCAAAGAAGTACAAGAGAAGATGGTTAGCACCTAGATTTATATAACTAATTTAAAACAAAAATATGAGACAGATTGTAAAAATTGACGTGGACAAAAATGGAAAAACGATTACTAAACTTTTTGATATAGACGAAACTATATTTAATGGCTTTTATTTTACTATGGACGCAAAAAAAGTAAAGGATAACATTAAAAGGTTTGGGATTAAAAAAAGACCTGCAAAAACATACGATGATATTGGTGTGCAATACTCTAAAAATGGGGAATGTGTAATTGTAACTTTTAATGTTAGACAACCCAATATTAATGTTTACGGACAATTTTTATTGGGAAAAGAAGTTAAGCAATTAGATATTTTGAACTGCGAACACCCTGCTGTAAACGGACTTAAAACCATTTTGATGGATGGGTGCGACCTTGCAAAAGTGCAAACAATGGAAGACTTACTTAAATTAGAAAGACTGATGTAAGTTAGTCTTATTAAAACAAAAATCATGGATGGTTTATATTTAGAAAAACACGAAATAAAACAATTAGACAAATTATTGAAACACGATGATACTATACCGTGCTGGATTAAAACAAGAATACTAGATCACTCGCCTTCATTAGTCTGTAACGGAAACATTAGTGTTCAATTACTAAAAATGTTGGATGAAGAAATATTGCCTTTACTTGACGAAACGAAAAGAACAAACATACAGGGATCTATAAAAGAAACGTCAGATTATATTAACACACTCAAAAAAAAAATATATAATTATGAAAACACAACCAGTAAAAGAATTACGTGACGAGTTCGCAATGAACGCACTAAATATTCTACTCCTAAAAGACGATAACGGACTAGAAAACAGAAGAGATATATGCAGACAAGCGTATGTTATAGCCGACCAAATGATAAAAACACGACAATGAAAAAAAAATATACAAAAGACCAGGACGAAAAAATAATAATGCTATTCAAAACTAATAACGATAATCGAGTGATAACCATAGCAAAAAAAATGAACATTAATTACTCATACGTAAATAAAGTATTGGATAGTTATCTCAGTAAAAAAACGAAACATATACATAAATTTGTTTTATAAAGAATATTTTATATCTTTATAATCTAAATAATAAACTCCCTTCCCTTCAAAAAATGACACAAAAAACCGAATAAAGGGGCGTTTTATAAGACAGCGAAGGGAGTTATTATAAAATTAATTATGGATAAAGTTAAAATTATATCAGCAGTAACAATGATGTTATTATATATATCAGTAATATGCAACGTTGTAATAATGATACAAAATAATAATATATGGTATTTAAAAATAATGATAGCAATAATGGTGCTAATGTTAATAATAGGAATTACAACGATATATATTATAAAAAATGATTCAAATAAAAAATAATAATATACTCATTCAAGGAAAGAAAACAAGAAACCCAGAATTAATAGGGCTAGCATTACTAGACGCTATCGAAAATAAAAAAGTGTATTTATTAATAAAAGACAAATGAGTGAAAAAACAGAAATAGAATTAAAGATAATAAATGAAGCATCAAGGCTTTTAGCGAGGGAATTAAAAGGAGATATTAAAGATATTACTTTTTTAGATAATCTTTTCTTCGATATTTCGGATAAGGTAGGACATGTTAAGAGGATAGAAAGCTCTACCTACAACCACAGAAGACCCTCGACAACGTTTATAGAGTATCTTTTTCATAGAATTAAGAAAGGAGAATTAAAAATATAGAGATATGGCAGCACCGAAAGGAGATAAAAGAATAGGGAATGAGTTTTGGAAACTTAGAAGCAAACACGGAAGGGATAAACTATTTAAAACGCCTAACTTACTTTGGATTGCTGCAACCGAATATTTTCAATGGTGTGAAGATAACCCATTATATGAAGTAAAAGCATTCAACACAAGGGAAAACGGAATAGTTCAAGAACAACTCCCAAAGATTAGAGCATTAACATTAACGGGGCTTTGTTTATATTTAGATTGTAGCACGGAATACTTTAGACACTTTGAAACAAACAATAAAGATTCAAAAGATTTTATGCCAATCATTACACGCATACGAGAAACTATATACACGCAAAAATTTGAAGGAGCAGCAGCAGACCTCCTTAATCCAAACATCATAGCAAGAGATTTAGGACTTGTAGATAAAAAGGAATTAGAGATAGAGCAAAAAATGACACCAGAAGAACGTCAAAAAGAAATAGCAGAATTAAAAGAAAAACTTTTAAAAGAATAACTGTCTCCACCGTGTGTAGAATGTTAACCAATCCATTGCTATTACTACAATCTCTATTTTACTAAATGGAAATAAAAGGACACGAAATACAGAGATTAAAAAAACTACTTAGAGAAGAAGAAATATATCAGCTAGAAAAAGGACTAACAACCTTCAACCAAGACACATCCAAAAACTACAAAATACTATACAACGCAATAAACGACCAAGAATTTAACGGAAAGGGAGAATTAATAAATGGTTATAGTGGCGTAATATTAGAGGGGTCGAGTAGGTCCAGCAAGACTTGGGCATGGATATTCATAGTAATATACCTAACAAAAATAAAGCACAAAGGGCAATCAATTAAAATAAACGTGTACAGGGAACACTTCGCAGACTTTAAAAAGACATTGTTTGATGATTTTAAGAGAGTGTTAGATTTGTTCGGGCTTCCTAATAAATTTCATAATGCCGAAAGAGTAGAGAGTTTTAAGATAGGAACGTCATCTATCCATTTACTAGGTTGCGATAAGCTAAAGGGTTCTGGTCACGGTTCTGGAAGTGACTATGCAATCTTTAATGAAATGATGTTCATAGATAAAAAAACGTACTTGCAAGCGGTAAAAAGATGCCGTTTTTTTTGGTTGGGTGATTACAATCCTAGTTTTACAGAACATTGGGTATTTGATAATGTTATCCCTCGTAATGATGTAGGATTTTTGAGAACAACATTTTTAGATAATCCTTTTATTTCACCAAAAGAAAAAACAGAAATACTAATCACAGAGCCATACCTTACGGGAAGCTATGAAGTAACTGAAGATGATATTTTATATAATGGTATTCCTATTTCAGAAAAAAACCAACCACCACCGCACCCAGTAAATGTAGAACAAGGAACAGCAGACGAGTTTGAATGGCGTGTTTATGGTTTGGGATTAAGAGGCGCAATGACGGGCGTTATTATAACGCAATTAGAATGGATAGATAAGTTTCCAAATATTGCCTATACATTTTCTAATGACTTCGGTTTTACTAACGACCCGAATGCCCTCGTAAAATACGCTGAAGATGAAAAGAATATATGGTTTGAGTTATTAATATACCAATCAATAGACACGCCAGATGAGTTGGCAGCAGCATTTGAAGCCGTTGGCGTAGAAATGGGGGATATAATTGCTTGCGATAGTTCAGATAAATATACAGGTGAAAACAAAGGAACGGTTGAGATGGTCCAAGGATTAAGAGATTTAGGTTATGATGAAGCTTTTAAAATCAGCAAAACAAAATCTATAATGTACTGGTTGTCCTCTATGAAGCGAAAGAAGTTACATTGCGTAAAAAACCACCTTTGGAAACACGTAAAAAAGGAAAAGGAAAACTATAAATTTAAAGAGGTAAATGGTATATTGATAAACCAACCTATTGACAAGTATAATCATATTTTTGATTCAGCAAGATATGGGCATATGAGCCACTCCAATAACTATGATATATTCTACTAATTAAAACTTATTATTTAGAATCGTTATAAATAAGAAATTATTTACTATATTTGTAACTATTCCAATAATTAATTAGATGATACTTGGTGAGGACTTGATTAAAGAGTACATTCTTAAACCATACAATGGTAATATTAACGACTACCGAAAAGAACACGACCGCTTAGATATTTACTACAACGGTGGCGATATATCTTCAGAGATAGAAAAAATTACATCTTTTGAGAACGATGCACAAAAAAAGTTGCGGGATGATATTGCACGCTCACCAAAAGAACTCGTGCAACGATTACTTAATCAATTTAATAAAATATTCACCGCCAGCGGTGGTAGTAATACCTTTGATTTTGAAGTTGAAAAACAACAGGATGAATTTATAGACAATCTTGCAAAGTTACCTGAAGGCATATCATTAAATAAATGGATGCAAGACTACTGGTTTGAGGCATACATAACAGACCCCAATGGAATTATATTTATAGAATCTGAAACCAATGATGACCCAAAATCATATCCTACATATAAATCAATAAATACTATTCACGACTATAAATTAACGTGGAGTAATTTTGAATATCTTATTTTAAACTTCGGAAAGTTTATAATTAATGACAAGGAGGTTAAGGTATATAGGGTAATAGATGATGAAAAGGACGGACTTTATTATATGGAAAACCAAACGTTAATGGAGTTTGGAGATGATGCTATTATAACCCACGAAAACGGGTTTGTGCCTGCGGTTTTAATGTCAGACCTTATAGATAAAAAGACAGGAGGAAAGAAATCGTTTATTCATTCGATAGAGGAGATTTTAACGGAATATGTACGAGAATCTTCGGTACTTTCGATATTCAAGTTTTTACACGCATATCCTAAGTACTGGCAGTATGTTAGCAAGTGTACAAAATGTTCAGGAACTGGAAAAATACCAGACCCACAGGATGAAACAAGTAAAATAACGTGTACGTCTTGCGGTGGCAAAAAGTTTAATTTAAAACTAGATGTTAGCGATGGTATTATGTTACCATTACCAAAAACTAGCACCGACCCCGTGCTTGCTCCAAACATTGCAGGGTTTTCAGTACCACCTATTGATGCGTGGGATAAAATGGAAGCGTCATTAGATAGGCTAGAGAAAAAAATGCAGTTTGCTATCATAGGCACTTATTTAGAAGAAGAAAAATCAAATACAGCAACGGGGCGTTTTATAGACACCCAACCTTTAGACACCGCTTTACATAAGTTTTCAGAATCAGAAGAAAATATAAAAAACAAGGTTGCTGACTTTATTGCTAGATGGATGTTTGGCAATGATTATGGTAGTTTATTAATTAAGAACGGCAAGCGTTTTATTAGTGAACATCCCGATACTATTTGGGTGAAATATATAGAAGCAAAAAACAATAGCGCACCGATAACATCACTAAATTATTTATACAAGCAATATTTAATGAGCGAATATCAGAACAATGCGGATATGTATGAGCAGAAACTAAAAGAGTTTTTAATAGAGCCATTGGTACATTATAGCATTAAGGAAATAGATGATTTGAGCAGCGTTACTATGGCGGTACAAGTTCAGGAGAAAATATATTTTTCAGAGTGGTTAAACACTACAACGGATTTCACGAAAGACGTTGAGATATTAAGAACAGAATTTCAAGAATTTATTAATCAAAAAGATTTAAAAGATGAAAGTATTAAAGAAAATTAAAATTATTGTAAACAAAGGAAAGGTTGAAGAAAAAACATCTGGAGTTGAACGTCCTGTAATGGATAGCGCAGCCGAAGATTTATTGATGCAATCGAAAGACGTGTTAGCAAAAGTAAAAGGAGTAAAAGAGATTAGCACCTTTACTTATTGGGAGGAAGTAAAAAAAGTAACTAAAAAATAAAAAATGTTAAAAAAAGAAACCATTGAGGCATTCGCCAATTTTTCGGGTGTTTCAGCTTCGGACTTAGAAGCAAAGATAAAAAGTGAAAGCGAGGAAGATATTACCCTGCGAGAAGTACAAGTATTTACAAATGAGGAGCTAGATTCTAGAATTAAAAATGAAAAAAGCACCTCTTACAATGAGGGAAAAGATGCAGGAGTAGAAATGTTAGTGAAAAACAAAAAAAAGAAGCTAGGTTATGACTTTGAGGGTAAAGACTTAGATTCATTATTTAAGTTTCACACTACAAAAATAAAAGCAGGTTCTGACAAACCAAATGAAAAAATTACAGAGTTAGAGCAGGATATTATAAATATCAATAAAGCCCATAAAACTGTCGTTGATTCCTTAGAGTCTAAATATATTGATATACAAGGGAAATTAAATTCATCAATAATTAGCAATGAATTACTATCTATTATTCCAGAAAAAACGGTAATACCAAAAAGCGACCTTGTTACGCTGTTTAATTATAACTTTACCGTTGAAAAAGAAGAAGGTAAAACGATTGTAAAACAACACGGAGAAACAATAAAAGACCAAAAAACAGCAACGCCACTATCTTTAAAGGATGTATTTATGAACTATGCAACCGAAAAAAAATATATTGTTCCCCAAGGTGGTAGAGGTGGAGGAAATGAATCAGGGGATCAGGGTAGTAATGCTAAATCAATCTCACAATTTCAGACAGAAATGGAGAAACAAGGAATTAACCTAAATTCACCAGAGTATCAAACAAAATATGCCGATTGGCGAAAAGTAAATAAAGAGGTAACGGCTTAACCTTTAATAAGCCAAAATAAGATTACAGCCTAGATGTTGGCACAGGAGTAACAGCGAGATACAGCTTTATTATTAATATTAAAACATAATAAAATGGCAAATTACGCAGCTTCTGTACTAGCGGAGGCAAAATTAATTTTAGCAGAACGTTATGCCTCGCCCGAAAAAAGATTAAAAACGGCTGGCGTAATCGGTGCATTTCTTAAAAATACCGACTTGGCAATTCCAAACGTCGGAACATTGAGAACAAAAGAAGAAAGAGCCGAAAAAGGTTATTTCTTTAACAGGTCTAAAAGAGCAACTACAAGCTCAAGAACACACAATCACGTTGGAACAATTGGAGATTCTACGCAAGTAGCTTTCAGTTGGGAGACTTTTGTTGACAAATCACAAACGTCATTAAAAAGAAGTGATAATAATGTTTTTGCGGATGCTTTAATCCTAGCAAATGAGTTTGACAATATGTTTAAGAACATACACGAAAGTGTAGATTCTTCTGCGTTAGCTTACTTAGCGACAAACAAAACTTTAATTAATGTAGCAACAAAGAACGGAAGTTTTAGTGGTGCTAATAAAGTTTTTGAAATCTTAGCAGCGAGTAAAGAACGGTTTTTCCAATATGGGAAATCTATGTTAAAGCAAAACTATTACAAAGGATTATCGGATGTTATTCTTGACCCTATCCTTTACGCACAAGCAGAGTTTTTAGCACAGCAAGGGCAATCAAATAGCACGAACTCAGGATTTCAATTTTCAGGGATGAATATGTTTGAGGCTATTGGTCTCGAAGATGCTAACTATGCTAATGGAATCGGGTATTTTATTCCAGAGGGGTCTATTGGTGCGGTTGATTGGATTCCAACGCAAAACAGACAAGGAGTAGGAGACTATGATTCTGTATTAGGTGGTTATGGTAGCATAATTGACCCATACACAGGATTAACTTTTGCGGTTCACGGTTATTCCGACAGAGCTGACACTTCAGCTTCAGGAGGTGATACTCAAGATGTGGTTACTAACTGGGAATTATCGGTAGATATGTCTTTCAATAATTCTCCTTTAACGACTGCAACGGAAACTACAATTTTTGAGGTAGGTCAGTTATAAGATGGCAACACTTAACGACATAAAGATTCTCTTAAAAAATAGAGTTGGTTTTAGAAAACCGATTGATGCTTCTTTCGAGGCGTTAGATTCGGATAATACACAGACCGATAGCGGTTTAATATTTCAGGATGCCTATTCAATTATTACTATCGAAAATATTAAAGATAGTCAGCCAATTATAGAAATTCAGGATACTAAATTTAATGAATACTTAAAAATTTTAAGAGAGTCTAATGTTTTAGAGATGTTGAATGATGTTTTTCAAGGGGAAAGCGTTATTGATGAAATTTGTATAAATGATGATTTGTCAGTATTTGACAAAGCTATTTATTTAAGGATGGTTATTAAGGTTAGTGAGATGATACTTTCATCGCCACGCATTAATATTGGCACTCATAGATTGAATAAGGATGTATTAAATAAGTTGAGATTAGACCTAAACGGGTCAAATGACCAAAGAGGGTATCAAAACCCTAATGCTCCATATCATTTAGGATATACCAGTAGGTACAGGCGTGAGGTTGAAATATTAACCACAATGTTTAATAATAGTCAGGCTCAAATGTTAGATACTACAACGTTAGGATGAATAACAAGAAGTCAAATCCAGTAGGTATAGATGTTTTAATACAGAAACTCCAAGATAAGTTATACAAGGAGTTTGGGTATTTAAACGATATTGAAACTAATGATTTTGACGGTTATGGGCGTATTTATTTAAATGAGAAAGACGGTAAAATAATGCCGTATCATTTTATCTCGGATAAAGAATACAAGCTAACAACTCTTGACGATTCAAAAGACGGTATATTTTTCTTTATACAAGAAGAAACAGAAAAAAGGAAAAACAATTTTTTAACTTCTGAAGTTGGGATTGTTTTTCTATTAAATATTAAAAAAATAAAATCATCGATACTACATAGAGCTGATGAAGAGGTAAAACTTCAAATAATAGATGTTTTAAAAACATTTAGAGGTTATACTTGGGATGAAGTAATAAAAGGAAAAGAAGCATTAAGAGGGATTAATTTAAACCTTATAGATATGCAACCATTCCACTTTATTAAATTTAAAGGAACTATAAAGTATTACATAAACTGTTAAATATTAAATTATGATAATTAATGAAACTTGTGGAGGTGCAGCAGCAGCCACATTAAATACAGGAGGAAAAAAACAATGTACTCCAAAACCTATACGAGCCTATGCACTTGCTCGTAAAGACTTTGCTTTTGCAGATTTGGCAACGGCAAAAACTAAAGCAGCGTGGGATACTGCTAAAGAAGCTAAAGACATCGTTGTTTTTTGGGATGTAAACGAAGACCCTGCTCAAAATAACACCGAAGCAACAAAAAAAGAAGGACGTTTTAGAGATTACCCTTTAAAAGATGGTGTTCGAGGTTTAAAACTTAAACACTATTTGAGTGATATGTCTTATGACGCTTTACAGTCGTATGACAACTCTCTTGAATATACTCGTATGTTTAGAATCTTAGTAGATGGAAACTTTACTTTTGACCTTCAGGCAGACGGAACTTTAAAAGGCGAATCATTAGCAAACTTCTCCGTTGGTGTATTAAACGACACTACGGACGAAACACCTCAAAATTGTGAGGTTGATGTAAAATATGTTAAAAATACAAAATCTAATGCCAAACCAGATTTTGACTTAGAAGAATATGAGGGTATATATGACGTATCTTTTACGGTTGTTTCATCTTCGGCTACTGAAATAGTAGTAAAAGCTGATGCCGATGGTGCTGTTGGTAGTTTAGTACAAGCAGACTGGAAACTTGTAAAAACTGATGGCTCTCTTCAAGCAATTACAGGTAGTGCTTATGATTCGGGAACGGAACAATATACACTTACAGGAGTAGGATTAGTTTCAGGAACATTGGGAACTGATGGGGTTATTGTTCAGACCGATATAATGTACCAAGGTGTAGATGTAGCAATTACTATCTAATGAGGGTATATAAATCAATTTCATTCAGCGAGGGGATAAAATGTTCTCTTGCTGAATTTAAAAAAGACTTTGCTCCATTGCTTAAAGGTTTAAGTAGTTCGGAGGTAAAGCAGGCTCATAAGTCAGCAACTAAGGGAAATGGAAAGGCTAATACAGATTCAGAACAACGCAAAAAGTCTGACACCTAGGAGGGTAACGAGTGATTTATTCAGGTTTATAAAAACTATTGAGGACGAGATTTTCGACTTAAATATTAATCAGTTATATAAAGCTGAAGATGCAGACGGTAATGACCTTGTAAATAAAGACGAACACTTTTCTGGTGTATATCAACCGCTAACAGTTGCGTTTGCAGCCGAAGAAAACCCTATACTTCCTAAAAAGGTTGGTGGGCTTTATAATTTCGGATGGGATGGTGAATTTTTAAAAGGTTTTGAGATGGTACTATTTCCAGACTTTGTAGAAATATTTAGCACAGGAGAAGGCACAGGAAAAAAGAAGGCATTTTTTGATGGCTATCAATCACTTTACGGACTTTCTCCGAAATCAATTTCCATTATCATAGAAAAAAGGCTACTACCTTTTATTAAAACATATTACGCCAAAAATCTATTAAAGTGATATATAACTCATTAGATATTATTCCTGCAAAATTATTCCTAAAAATAGAGGAAACAGGAGATTATAGTCTTTTATCTACAGAGGAAACTAAAGAAGATTTAAAAACACTTTGGGAGTTGTTAGTTGCAGAAAACGACAGAATACACCCTAATAAGGAATCTAATAAATCATTAGACATCTACAAACAAATTGAGAAACATTGGACTAAGTATAAAAGTGTTTCTGCTGCCGTTTATTTTCTAAACAGAAAGAAAGACCAAGAGTTAACAGAATTAATACAAAGCTATGGTTATAGGTTGCGAAGCCGAGAGTTTAAGAAAGATTTAAGGGTTATTGAGAGAGAGGTAGAAAGTCTTAAAATTAGAATTAAGAGATTAGAGGGGCAACTACCTAAGAAGAATAAAAAAGAAACCTCTTTTGATGAGGTTATTATGAGTTATGGTGCTATAACAAACTCAGGTTTTATAGACACGAATACCATTACATTAATGCAATATTACGCTCTTGTAAGTATTGGCAACAAAAAAATTAAATCGATAGACAATGGCGGGAAATAAGATAACTAGAAAGGATTTCATTGCTGATGATGCTCTCAATGTAGGTCAGGATATTGCAAAAGGAATACAGCCTGCTATTGATGCTATGGAGAAATGGCTTGAGGTTATTAAAAAATCATCCATTGAATATAAAAAGATTGGTGACCAGTTTAAAAAAGCAGGAAGCTCTAAAGAATTTATTACTACTAAAAAGGAAGAGGTACAACTATCGGAGCAGACTACTATTGCACTAAAAGAGCAACAGAAAGCGGAGTTAAATCTAATAAGAACGAAATCAAAATTAGAGCAATCTACAGAAAGCACCAACAGGGCTTTAATTAAAGAAAGAACAGCGTTACAGGCAACTAACAAAGCTATAAAAGACCAAGCAAAAGAGCAGTTAGGGCTAGTTGGTACATATCAAAAATTAAACAGCAAAAGAACACAAGCGCAAAAGACACTTCAAAATCTACTTTCAGCCGATAAGCAAAATGTTCGTCAAATTAAGATAGCGCAAAAGGAATATGCAAAATTAAATACTAGAGTTTTAGCAGTCGATAGGGCAACAAATAACTATACTAAAAACATTGGTAATTATCGTTCTGCTTTAGGTGGGTTAACGGGGTCATTTCGTAGCTTAGTTTCTGCTTTAGGGTTAGCAAGTGGAATCTTTGCATTTGTGCAAGTAATGAGAAATGGTATAAAAATCATTCGAGATTACGGCAAGGCAAACGCTACATTATCGGCTGTTCTTCAAGTAACCAAATCTGAAATGTCAGATTTAAGAGAAGAATCCCAAAGATTAGGGGCTGTAACTGTAAAAACTGCAAATGAAATAGTTGGTTTGCAAATCGCTTATGCGAGGCTTGGATTTGCACAAAAGGAGATAATTGACCTAACTGAATTAACTATTCAGGGATCAATCGCAATGAATTCTGGATTATCAGAAACGGCAAAATTAACAGGTGCTGTTATTAATTCAATGGATGAATTCAGCACAACAGATGCTGGACAAGTATTAGATATTTTAGCTTTGTCAACTGCAAGAAGTGCATTAGACTTTGAAAAACTCTCTATTGCTTTACCTAAAGTATTAGGTGCTGCAAACGCATTAAAAATACCATTTACAGAAGTTACTGCAACGCTTGGAAAATTAACAGATGCGGGGATTGAAGCTTCAACAGCAGGAACATCATTGCGTAAAATATTTATTTCAGCAGCCAAAAGAGGTATTGATTATAAAGAAGCACTTGATAAAATTAGAGTTAGTACCGAAAAAGTAAAAACAGCTAATGAAGTGTTTGGTACTAGAGCAGCCGTTTCCGCCTTATTAATTGCTAAAAATGCGGAATCCGTTGATATATTAGATGAATCTCTAAATAATGCAGCGGGTACTATTGAAAGTATGGCAAACAAGGAGCTTGATACTTTGGATGGTGCTTTACAATTATTAAAATCTGCTTGGCAAGGAATAGTTTTAGGTACTGATGATGCAAATAGTATTTCCACTAAGCTGAAAGAAACACTACAATTTTTAGCCAAAAACCTTAAAACGATTGTTATTGTTTTAGGTAGATTAATAGGAATATTCATTGCCTATAAAGCCCTAGTTATAGCGGTTGGATTGGCACAAAAAGCCGTAACTGCATATACAATCGCTTATCGTATTGCGGTGGTTTCATTAAATAGGGGCTTGCTAAGTGCTATAAAATCGATGCGCTTGTTTAAAGCTGCATTAACTACAACTGGAATTGGTATTGCTGTTGTGGCTATTACTGCATTAGTGTACGCATTCACTAAATTAAACGTATCTCTTGAAGAAAGTATAAAAGCAACAAATGAATCTACCGAAGCATATTTAAAAACAAGGATTGAGCAAGAAAAACAAGCTAAAGTAGTTGATGATTTAACTTCAAAATATGAGGGTTTAACCGATGGTCATGTTCTAAATAATAAAGAACAAAAAGAACTTGATAGAATTATAAAATTACTTGCAAAAGATTTTCCTTTAGCAGTTACCGAAGTTGATAAGTACGGAAATGCAATTGCAATAAGTACCATAAAAGTAAAGGAATTAAATAAAGCAAATAAAGAATCGTTATTTGGAGGACAGAGAGAAAAAACACTTTTAAAAGAAAATGAAAATCAGTTAAAAAGATTAATTGCTCAACAATCTCGATATAATAATGTCCTTGAAGATGGAAAAGGATTTTATGTTGAAGGTGTTGGAGCTGTTGCTTCTTATAATGGTGTTTTAAAAACACAAGAAATAATACAAGCAAGGTCTGGAAATATTATAAAAGAAGGAAACGCCCTTACATCTGCCCAAATAGATTTAGTAAGTGAAGCAATCAAGAAAAATGAGGAGGAAATCGAGCAGAAAAAAGGGTATATTGCTACATTAAAAGACGAAATAAAAGCAAGAGAAGAGGTCGAAACATCAACAGTAAATAACAAAAAAACTACAATTGAAGAAGTAAAAGCCCTCGAAAAATTAAGAAATGAGTTATCGGGATTAAAAGAAAATCTAAACGACCTTACGGCAAACGGATATGATTCATTAACTGAATCACAAGCTCAGTCAGTTGTAGAAACCAGAAAACTAATTGCATCAAAACAAAGAGAAATTGATGCAATATTAGGAACTACAAAAGCATTAAAAGACAATTCGAAAGAAAGGGAACGTATTGCCAAAAAACAACGCCAAGACGCTTTTAACTTAGCAAAATTTACTATCAAGGAATCAATTAAAGGATTTGATGAAATCGCAAAGAGTGAAGAAACCTCATTATCGGAAAGGCTAGGGGCTATAAAATTAAAAGCAAGCGAGGAGTTAAAACTTGCAACATTAGTAAAAGAATTTAAGTTAGAAAAAGTAAAAGAGGGAAGCAATGCCGAATTATTAATATTAGCACAATTTGAAGCCGAAAAGAAACGAATAACAGGGAAAAGAGAAGATGGAGAAGATGGTATTGAAGCCATTAAAATAGCACAAAACGCAGCTAAGGAAAAGGCAATTAGAGAAAAAGCTTTAGCAGACACCCTACGAGGAGAAAACGAGTTATTTAAAAAAGAGATTGCAATTGCTGACAATAAAGAGGCTGTTATTGAAGCACACGAAAGACGTATAGCAGAAATTAAAAAGAAGTATGCTTTAGAGGGTTTAAATGCTCAAATTGATGCTTTAAAAGTGCTAATTGCAGCGACAGAAGAAGGTTCTCTTGAACGCATAGAAGCTGAAAAAAGATTAGCTCAGGCGCAGCTTGCAATTTCTAATATCACAACGGAGCAGTTTATAATTAATGAGGACACAAAGACCGAAAAAATTAAACTCTCAACTGAAGAGATACTACAAATATCAAATGATTTAACGCAGGCTTTAGGAGATTTAGCCAACTCATTATTTGATAGAAAGATACAAAACATAGATGAAGAAATCCAACAGCTAGAAGACAGCTATTCTAAACAGTTAGAACTTGCACAGGGTGACGATGAACAAACGAAACTTCTTGAAATAGAGCAGGAAAAAAGGAGACAGGAGTTAGAAAAGAAGAAACGTAAAGAGCAACGCAAGCAAGCGATATTAAACAAGGCTTTAGCCGTTGTGGAGGTCGCTATAAACACAGCAATAGCAGTATCTAAAGTTTGGGGTCAGACAGGAATATTTGGACTAGCTGCTCAGATACCTGTTCTTATTATGGGAGCATTACAAACCGCTGCAATCATAGCAACACCTATACCAAAATATGCTAAAGGAACAGACAACCACTTTGGGGGCTATGCTTTAGTAGCCGAAGAACGTCCAGAGGTTATCCAAGAACCTAATAAAATGCCATACGTACAAAAAACGCCTGCAATATTAGACCTTCCGAAACATACCAAAGTAACCCGTTCTGTTGAAGATTATAATAAATTGCTAAAATCTTCAATGCTAACATCCATAGAAACAGAAAATAATAAGCTAAATTCTTTTTATTCAAGACAGATTTTTGATGTACACAATAAGGAGCTTTTAAACGAAATGCAACTTACAAGAAAGGCAATTGAGAAAAATAAAACAAATATTTACGTACAACAACAAACACCGATAGACTTTGAACACGAACTTTTTAAGTTAAATAACACAAATTGGGGGTAAATAGTATTACATATAACGACAGGGTAAGGTATCAGCTTCAGCACAAAACTTATGGCTCTCTAATTATAACGGAGCCCATAGGTTGGGAAAATGACGAAAAAGAGTACGCACGGCATGAGGTATATCACGGAATACTAACTAAATTCTCTAATAGTTTAAAATTTATTGATGATGGTGCAAACTACATTACATTTATAAAAGATGTCTATGGAATTAATGATAATATAAGACTTACAAGAGATGAAAAGAATCCAAATACCGATATATGGGAACGCTCATACTATGGTGATTTAGATTTGTCAACCTATGAAATAAGCAATAGAGAGGTATCCATAAAATTTAATTCTTCAGGGTTAGAACAACTATTAAAATCTAGGGAATCGGAAAAGGTAGAAATAGAACGAGACACTTCAATGGATGGGGATAGTATTGGAGATTTGGTGATGAATACTACAAAACTAAACGGCAGACAAATATTTTTAATGACTACATATAAGGAAAATGAAACAAACGATTCTACTTATATGTATAACACAACCGCTAATGACAATGTAAGGGGTGCGTCTGTTGGTATTCCTTTAAAGTTGGTAGGTAAATCTCACGAAAATGCGCATACGGTAATACCACAAACAGCCATAGGAGACAATTCTTTTGATAGGTCAGCAGTTGGAGATGTAGGTATGATGTTTTTTGCGGTAAGTGACTTAGATAGAACGCTGAGAATATCATTTAAAATATCTTTTAAGTTTGTAATTAATAACACCCATAGCGGTCACGACACCGATGATTATGATGATTTAGACTGGTCTATGTTTTGGCTAAGATTAGCAACGTATAAAGATGGCTCGGATTTAAACTATAAAGAAGATAGGGTATTAGCGTTTTTAGGTTATGATGGTGTAAATGATAGCACTCACCACGATGTCCTAGATTATAATTTTCAGACCTTAACATATACATTTGATGAAACTATAAATTTATTAACTGGTGAAAGCCTATCTCTTCAATTTTCGCAATTAATGAGGGGAAAATATGCAGTAGGACATCAAGCACATTTAAAAATAAATTGTGAAGACATAGATATTGAGTATTTCTCTATAGAAGAAGATAGTTTTTTTGAAGCCACAACGGCTAAAACCATTCTATCTCACGACCTTGGGAATAGATTAATTCAGATAATAACAGGAAAAGAAGATTTGTTTTATTCTGAAATTCTAGGCAGGCAGGACATTGGTTACTCTAGCAATGGTGAGGCTTCCTTTTTGGGGTTCACTCACGGTTTTTGGGTTCGCAACTTTGATCGGTTTCCAGAAGATGAAGAAAACAAATATAAAGGGTTTACGACATCTTTTAAAGAATATTTAGAATCTATGTTTGCCCTTAGAAATTTAGGTCTAGGTATTGAAAGGCTAGGTTTTAAGGAAAGGGTAAGAGTTGAGAAAATGGAATATTTTTACAACGGAAATATATTAATAAATCTACCTAATCAGGTACAAAATGTAAAAAGGAGTATTGCAAAGGAATATTATTATTCTGGTATTGAGGTCGGATTTTTAAAAGGTGGTGAATATGAGGAGGCTATGGGGTTAGATGAATATAATGCTAAATCGACATTTACAACCGTAATAACTAGGTTAAAGAAATCTTATAAGGCACTTTCTAAGTATCGGGGTGATTCTTATGGTAAAGAGTTTGCGAGAAGAAAGCAAATATCATCATATCCTACGGAGGACACCACCTATGATAAGGATATTTTTGTAATGGATTTAAAACAAGGTATAGGAGTGTTAGAGGAAAGGCTATGGCAGGATGATTTTGAGCAAGCACCAACGGGGGTTTTTAGCCCAGAAACGGCAACAAATTTAAGGCTTTCACCTTTTAATACGATGCTTTTACACGGGTGGAATATCTCTACGGGTTTTATAAAGTATGCTAGTGATTATGTAAGGTATGGTAGTTCTGTTGCAAATAGTGGCTTAACTACAAAATTAGTAGGGGGGAATGAATATTCTGAAAATGGCAATATTATAAATTCAGAGTTACAAAGACCTCGATACATTCCAGAGTGGATAGAATTTGAACACGAGGTGAATTTTGATTTAATAAAACAAGTAGAGGGTACTACTATCATATCGGGAAAAGAAACACCTAATTTTTATGGAAAGGTGCAATTCATTAACGAAATTGGAGAGAAAGAAAAGGGGTTTTTATTTAGCCTAAAACCCAATAAAAAAGGAAAGTGGAAAATATTAAAAAGCAACTAAATGACTTACTCAGAGATACAAATAACGTTCAATGAAGATTTACAAATTGATAGTAATCTAGGGTTTACGATTTCTTCTATTGACCCTATTATTTTGCAATATGTAGTCTTTAGATGGGTTACTATACGTTCTGCAATTTCAGAGGTCACAACAGGAACACCAACGGGAACGATAGGAGAAAGAACGGCTATTAATTTTGTAACGGCTTTTAATTTAGATTGGAATACTTCGGGAATTTATCAAATTACTCAATTGCTCAATGTTGTTACTATCAAATCGACAATTTCATATTTAAACTTTTCAAATCCTTTTAGTTATGATGATTGGTTAAATCCTGTTAACCCTAATGATGTTGTTTTTGTTATTGATAATTTTAGCGGTAATATATTTGATATTGATAGCGTGACATTTTCAGAATCTAGTAGTGCGTGTACACACATTGATATTAATGTTACCACTAGCACGCAAGCCTCTAGTTATTCATATACTCGGGACTCCGCACCTATTGGGGTGACAACAAACCCTTTTACAATTACAATAGTAAGAGGTGGCTCTATAAGTTTAACCGTTAATAATGCCGATGGTGATGTCGCTACTCAGGTGATTGAAATACCAGATTCTTTTAATAGCGAAAGTTTTAATTTAGATATAAATACAAATCCAGAGGGTGCAACGGTAATCGTAAATAGTGATTTATTTGGTTTAAATTTAGAATATTCATTATCAGGTGCAACTTGGCAGACCTCAAATGTATTCACAGGATTATCATCAGGCGATTATACTCTTTATGTAAAAGACCAATATGGATGTACAAAAACCAAAAGCTTCTTTGTTTCGGAGTTTGGAATACAAAACCCATTTTTCTATATTTCAAAAGCAAATTCCTTTCGATGGGCGGAGCGTATAGTATGGGGTGATTCTGCAAACTATAAAACCGATGAAAATACTTTGAGTTGTGAGGTTGATGTACCTCTAGCAAAAAGAGAAATACAACAATTTCAGAGCTCAGATATAGAAACCCAACAAATAAAATCTAATTATAAGACCATTACGGCTCAGGTAGTTGATGAAAGTGGTAATATTATCAATATACCCATTACTAAGATGTCTAGCAATATAGGATTAAAAGATAGTAGGGATGCTATAAAATACAATTTACAAAATGGCAAAACAGGTATTTATTTCACAACTGGAAACATCTATGATTATGACTTAGGTAATGATATTGGCGACCATTCTTTAAACGGCTCACTTCCAGAGTGGGGAATATCAGGTAATTATATAAAGTATGGAGGTGCGTGGTTTATGATTCAAGATATTATATATAACGAGGATAAAAACGCAGAGGTGCTAGTAATAGATAATGAATATTTAGGCGTTGAGGTTTCAGAGATTGTAAAGTCAATATTTAACAGACAGAATTATGAGGTTTATGAGTTTACGGTTGATTTCGTTACTTATATAAGTCAAACCATACATTTGGAGCTTATAAATGCAGACCCTAATTTTACAGACTTAGAACATCATACTGAAGACATAAATATTGAAGTACGACAGGAAAACACCGTTGAGATACGATATAAAAACAAAATAAATACGGACATTGTTTTCTCTACAGGAATAGAATTTAAAATAAGAGTCTTGCGAGAGGTCATAAATGGTAGATTAGAGGGTGAAACTGAAAACTATAAAACCGATGCTACTACTATACTTTTAAATTCACAGGTATATGAAACGGACGAGTTTGAATTTCAGCCTATGACTAAGGAATTTATGCGAAAAACGGTGCTTGCTTTGATTCATACGGATGTAAAAATTGATGGTGTAGATTATGTTTCTTCGGGGCTTCCAGAGGTTGAGGGTGCGCTAGGTGAAACAAATTTATATATTGTAAAAGCAACGATGATAAAATCGAATTCGGTGTTTAATAGTAATAATTCTGAAAGTTTAGAATTTGATATTAATGGAGAAATACCTGGATTAGTAGATTATGGTGGTGGATGGGTTAAATGGAATTAGATTTATTGGTTAATTCCTTTAAATCATTTTTCAATATATGAAGATGTTGCTCGGTGGTGTAGTTGTTAATAGTAATGTTTGGATTTTCTTGGTAGTTATCTTTAAATAGTTTTTTTCCGATAACCTTACCAATTAACCAACCACCGCCAACAAAGAGAATAAAAAGTATAATTATAAGCATAATGCAATATAATAAATAATTATTTAGTATATTAATAACCGAAAAATGAAAACACTATGAGCTTAATATCTCAACTATATCAGTCGGTAGTATCTCTTACGGAAAGGGTAAATCTATGGGAGAACAACGCAAAGAGTAATGAGGAACTTCCTGTAATGAATCCAATCGACCGCACGGCTTTAAATAGGGTATCAAAAGATAATGTTTCAAAAGTTTTTACTATTCAAGAGCTTATTAACGACATTCAGCAGGAAAATGGGGCAACGAAAGAACATTTTTTAAACCTTTCGGGTATAGACACCTCTGTTAGTGAGTTAGATTATGTTGCTAGTGCTATAATTACAAAGGGAGAATTTTTAAAAGAAACTGGGGAACAGATGGTATTCCAGACTTCGGTTGTTATTGGAACAGACCAGAGCGATTATGGCATTTTAAAGCGTTGGTATCGTTTCAAAAGAAATGATAATAATGTTGGTGGCGTTACGGGTTTTGTTGTTACCGATAATGATATAATGCCAGATGGAAGGATAGAAATAAACCTACAAGACAACTCGGATTTATTCATTGATTTGGGTGTTATAAATAATCCCGATACTGTTGAGAGTGTTTTTAATTTAGGAATATTGGGAGAGCCTTACGTTATTGTCGGTGAGCAGTTTATAACTGGAATTTTAGATGGTGTGGATACTATTTGGCGTTTCAATGGTGGTGATGGTGCTTGGGGTGGTGACGATGTTGGTGACCCTGAATATCTTGCTGCGACTGCTGTGATGTTTGATAATTTAAGTTTGCAGCCCGACACAGACCCTAACGTTGGAATCCCTGAAGCTCCTATTGACGGCTTTCCATATTCACGTCAGGATGCAGATTGGGTAAAGGCTTTTACTGGTTATCTTGGTATAAGTGAAACGGGAAACCCTGCTGACTTAGACTATGTATTAAAATGGGGAGATTACCTATTAGAAGGCTCGGGTGTTTATATGGAGCTAAACGATGGTAATGGCGGTCCTATTACTATTTATAATACTTTCTTAAAATATGATTCAGCCGCTTTTAATAATCCCTTAATAGATGATGGTTTTATACCACATAAAGGATATGTAGATAATAAGATAACGGTGTATTCTGCTAACTTTACTGCTGATAGGTTTGGTTTTCACAACAATACTATCGAGGTAGATGGTGCTTTTACGGCAACATTGCCTTTAACTTTAGCTGTGCCAGTAGGTTCATTTTGCTATTTCATTCAGAAAGGAGCAGGAACATCTGTTTTAACAGCTGCAGCAGGCGTAAAAATAAACGGTGTGGATGGTAAAAGTTTAAATATATCTAATGTAGGGCAATATGGAGGGCTTAGGCTTTATAAAACAGCAGTA